GCGATACAGGGGGTGGGGGTGATTTTCGGAGACCCCCCCTATACCTTTGATATGGGTGCCAAAACGGATACTGGGCTCATAGAGCGGGTAACCATGCATTTTCTCATTTAATTCTCTTTCTTTAATGCTATTTGTTGTATACAAGTTCAAACAGAAAACTAATAGATTTCTTTTAATCATAGAGAATGCTAAGAAAACTAGTATTAATAATCTTCGCGATTATTCTCAAACTATTTAACTTAACATTCTCTATAATTAATTACATAACACAAGAACACAAAACACCAAATGATACACACATTAATGGGGTGAGAGATCATTGTAGGTTTTGTCATAAAAGAGGGTAGAATGACCGATAGCAAACAGGTTGGTGCTAGTGCTCTTGTGTTATAGTAATCTACTTAATAATCTTCGTCATCACCATAATCGATCTCTACTTCTTTTTGTACTTTTACATACATTTTTGTAGGATCACTGGCAATAAACGAATCAATGACACGTTCAATATTTCTCGCTTCTACAGTTGGCGGCAAATTTTCCAAATCATCGTAAAGTCTTGCTAAAATTCCACAAGAATTGTAACCTTTTGAATTGTCAAAATTGTACCAATTGTCAAAATCAGTAAAAGGATCATAAGGATTGTCAATTGTGGAGAGCATAGAATCAAGAACTTTTTCCATTTATGCCTCCTTTTTATTAAGTATGTTAGAAATCGTGCTTGTAGACACATTCATAACATCAGCAATTTGTGAAATTGTATAGACATTGTTGTTATACATAGCTAAAACTCTTGCTTTTTGAGCCTCAGATAGACCGCTTCTAGAGGTAGGTTTAGGTGTTGCCCTTTCTCTAAGAACGTCAGGATCTGTAAACCTCAAGATGTCGGATAATACGGTATGCGATACTGCCCTAGCCTGTATAGCCTCCCATTCCCTATCCGTGATCTCAAAGTTCCTATTCTTACGGTTAGAGCCTACTGCATCTCTAGCTCTATCTATGGCTCTTTGCCTATTCTTCTTATCTTCTTTCTTCCAAGGTTCTATAGACGGATCTAGCCTATACTGCCTCTGTATCTCTGCATTAGCTAATACCTGGGCATATGCTTCCCTTGGTGCCTGCTTAATAGCATTATTGAGCTTAGCTTTTAATGAAGCAACTTCTGCTTTATACATCTCTGCAGCAGCAGGATCTACTTTGTCTTTAACAATGTATACCTGTTCTTTTCTTGCTTCATTGGCCATGTCTTTCATACGCTTAGCGTATTTAGCATATTCTTCTTCTACAGCAGTACCTGTGGATAGGCTATAGGGATCTCTGGTAGCAGCCATCTGAGTAGTCTTCTGTGTTACAGGTATCTGTACACTGTCATCATACTCATATCTTGTCTTACCATTCTCATCGATATACTTCTTGCCTTTCTTAGATCTTGTTTCACCACTAAGTTTGTATACCAAAGCTCCTTCAGGAAGAGTCTCATCATACCAAGGCTTTCCTTTTTGATTAATTCTAGGATTACCCTGAGTTTTAGGTACTCTAGCTTCTCCTGTAGCTCTAGACAATAATGTTCCAGCACCACCAACTTTGACGTTTCCATCAGCATCTACGTGTGTCTGGAATTCTTTCTTAAGAGACTTAATATCATTGTCTATTTCAGACTGTTTCCAATCGAGCTTATGCTTTTCAGCATCAATTACAGTCTGTGAATGTCTTATTGCTCTTTCGAGCTTATCATTAGAAGCACCAGCAACAGTCATATCTGTAATAAGATTGGTTATCACACCCATCTGTTTCTGAGTTCCAGAAGAAGTCATAACAGTAATCGGAATGCCATTCTTATTTAAATATACTGTCTTGCCATTTCTCTCTACTGCTTTAGTGCCATAAGTCTCTTTAGCATCGAATCCAACAAGACCAGGAAAAGGCTTCTGATTCTGAATATCAATCTTACTTCCTTTGCCTGTAGGTATAACAAGAACATCATCACCATCAAAGTCAGCACCTGAAAGTCTATCGGCATTGAACTTATTAATGCCAACAGCATCTCTAGCCTGTTTAGTCATAACCTTAATGGCTTCAGGATTATTGTTGTTAACTGTAAGAATAGGTATTTCAGATGTAGATCCATGAGGGAATCTAATAAGAGCTACCTTTTCTCCATTCTTATAGTTCGGTGCATAAACTTCATCATCTTTCAAAGAAGGAATAGGTAATATAACCTGATAAGCCTGTCTTGGAAATGCTGAAGCAGCAAGATTAACAGCATCTGAATCACACTTAGAAGCGAATTCTCTGAGATAATGTTCTCTTACAGCAGGATTGTTGATACGCATAATATCGTCAAACTCTGCTCTCTTCTCTTCATAAGTGTAATTAAGCTGTCTCTTAATGAGTTCAGGAGGCTGCTTTGATAGCATCTGTGAAGGAACAGTCTTAGAATATCCACCCCAATCTCCTTCAGGATGTACCATATTGATAGCACCTTGTCTTTCAACACCATTCTCATCAGTATACTTTGGCTGTCCACCAGCCTGTATTACTGCACCAAAAGGATTATCAGGATCACTCTTGATAGGCTTAAGAACACCATTCTTGCCATCCATCATCTTTGTGCCCTGATGCTTGTTAGTATTGAAACGAATATCAACACCATCAGGAAGATCATCAGAATATACAGCCATTCCTTTAAGATAATATCCATTATCAACAAGGATTCTTACCTGTGCATAATGATTTCCACCAAGATTCAGATCCTTAGCGCCTCTTCTGATCTCAATAAGACCATCTTTATCTATTCCACCTTCTTCTGCATAACAAATAGAAACACGCTTTGAATCAACTGAAACAGGAGGCTTAGGTCTATTGAATGTTTCACCACCATCTTCAGAATGATACTCAATAACAGAATTGATCTCTCCATTATCTCTAGCAATATACATAGCATGTGATACCTGCTTCTGAGAATATCCAGGAGGGAACTTACCAGCAAGTGTTCTGTTAGTCTGTTGTCCTTTGTTAGTAACCTGAGGAATACCTATTGTTGCTACAGAATATCCATCAAGTTTCATCATCTCCAAAGCCTGAGCCATGGTAGATTCAGAAACATCTATAGCTTGTGGTACACCTTTACCAACATCGATTATTCCTTTCTCTTCAATCTGTCTCTCAAGAAAGTCTGCAGTGTTTCTTGCTTTGTTTGCATTTACTTCAACAACATTATTCTTCCACCAATTACGAACAGTTCCTTCAGTAACGCCAAGAGCATTTGCAATCTCAACATTAGTCTTTCCTTCATCACGCATCTGCTTGGCAGTAGTTATTCTGGCTGACTGTCTCTGTCTACTAATAACTGACTTCCATCTGACTAACTCAGTTGTAGAGCATTCCATCTTATCAGCGATCTCTTTGTTAGAAAGACCCTGCTTCTTATACTCTTCAACTTCGTCAAGCCATTTACATGAATTTGCGTAAGCGTCATCATGCTGATATGGATTTTCTCCAGATCCCCAAGGAAATCTACCAGAACGACGCTTCACGCCATAGTGCTCTAAATATAAACCTTCTTCTAACTCGACGAAGGCTTTGAACTCTTCGTAAGAACTTGACATGTTAGTTCTCCTTTTCGTTTATTCCCCTCAAAAGCTTTGTTCCGGCAATGATCTTGTCCATGATTGGGACTATGTTTTCTACTGATGGTTCAAATATCAATATATCATCGTTCTGATAAATTCTTAGCTCCATTCCGATGTCACCAGGCTTCACGTGATACTCCAAACAAAAAAGAGCAGCGTATACTTCAAGCTGCTCCTTGTGTGCTGGTATTATTCCAGTCTTAAGATCGTGTATCCTTAAGAAACCTTTCTTCTCATCGAACTTAATTGCATCGGCTGTACCAAAACAATATTCGCTATAATATAAAATGACTTCAGGTGACATACCGAAGCCAATAGCGTCATTTACATAATTTGCAAGATTAGCAGTTCCTTTTAACTTCTGCCTTAACTTTATACATTGCGCTGCGAACTCGTGTAACTCTGTTCCTCTTTCAGCAGCTTTGTAATTTCTATAGGCCTCAATAAGATGGTCATCACTGTAATTGATCCAGTGATACTTACTTGCTCCCATAAAAGCATGAAGCCCACTAAGAGTAGAATGATTGTTCCAGTTCATCTAAGACCTCCTCCTTATTCTCTGGAAATATAAATGCTGCGAATGACATGTCTCTCATCTTCTCAACGTAGTAATCCTGGTTGGGTTGATGTTTGGCATTTCTTGATCGTTTGCATTCCAAGGCGGCCCATTTGTTATTAAACAAAATTAAGAGATCTGGAATTCCCTGAATATAATTTGCATCGTTCTTCATAACTACGCATCCAGGAAATCGTTCTTTTAACTCTTTGATAAGGTTGGCCTGGAATCTGTTTTCTCTTTCTGCCATCAGAAACCTCCAAAAAGCAAAAGAGAGAAAGTTCACATTTTCTTTCTCTCCATAAAAGGGCCTGTTTTTTTTACGATTTGAAGAAATACCTGAAAATATTAATTTTTACCCGTGTGTTGTTTTTTTTTTTTTTTTTTTTTTTCCTTTATTTTTTTTTTTTTTTTTTTTTAATTTATAAAAAAAAAAAAAAAAAAAAACACAAAACAAAGCAAACCAAATATCCA